CGGAAGTGTATGTTGCAAACTTTACTTTCTTGGAATCAAAGAAAGAGGAAGAAAAACAACCGCCTGCAAAACAAGGATATAAAAAATCATATAACAAGAAATAAAGAGGGGATAAGATGCCTAAAACTAAAAAAGGTATCTATCATAACTTGAGGGAAAGTAAATACACGGTTTCAAATTCTGAAATCGTGTTTTATTTTTCCAGTGAGTTTTACTTAAATAAGTTTTTGGATGGATACCGTGAGAACAGGGATAAATTTAAAAAGCGTTTAGGGAATTTGTTAATAGACAGTCCTTTAAACTTAAATGTGACGGCTGATATTTGTTACTACCAGACGATTGAAAAAAGAGGATTTTTTGTTCGATTAATGAAAGCTAAAATATCTAAAGATGACCTATACAAATATGCACTAAGGAAAATGAATGATAAAACAACATTGGAATGGAGGAGGGTAGAGCGTGGCTAATCTCCGTATTACCGAAAAAGACAAAAAAGAATACAACAAATTAATGAAAAACGCTAAAACCAAAATGAAGAGACTTCAAAAGAATTACGGTGTGAATTTGATTGGTGAAATTCCACTGCCTACCCTTTCAGCCTTCCAAAATCGAAAACAGTTTAATGAGTGGAAACAGGAAATTTCAAGCTTTACCAATAGAAATAATCAGCGTTACCAATATAAGAAAAATGTTCATGGTGTTGTAGCCAGTAAAGCAATGTTAAATGAAATTGAAAGAAATACAAAACGGGCACAGCGAATAGCGGAACAAGCGAAAAAGAAAATGGAAAATAAACCATTTATATCAGGCGGTGAAATAGTTGGAACGGTTGGGGAACGTCAGCGAATGATGGCAAGACCGAATATAATGGGATTTAGTAAACCTGTTAAATTTGATTTTAATAATATTCATTCGTACCGTGAACTATTTAAACGTAAAGAAGTAATGGAAAAGAAAGCTGACCCGAAGCACTATAACAAGAGAAGCGAACGGATGAAAGAGTTATATATTAACGGAATACTGGAAAAGTTCAATAGTGATGCTGAATCATTAGCGAAAAAACTGGAAGCGATGCCAGCCGATGACTTTTATGTGATGTTCCAAATTTTTGATGAGTTTGAAACTACCTTTGACCCGTCTCCTCAAAAATATGTTGGGTACGATGGTCAATATGTGGATGAACAAAGTAATTTAAGGGAATTGGAACGAGTTGAAAATTATGTTGATATCTACTTTGAGGGTGGAATGGATACGGATTTATTATTAAAGGAATTTTAAATAGTGGAAGGGGGTGAAACATCCCATTTATAGAATTATGAGTGAATGGGGATGACCTAGTTGGCGCGTAAAAAGTTTAGCTGTGACTTTGAAACTACCACAAAAGCAGAAGATTGTCGGGTGTGGGCATACGGTTGGATGGAAATAGGAAACAAGAAAAACTATAAAATCGGTAACAGTATGGAAGCATTTATGGAGTGGGTTGAGAAAATACAGTCTGATTTATATTTTCATAACTTGCGGTTTGACGGGGAATTTATTGTAAACTGGTTACTCAAAAACGGTTATGAGTGGAGCGATAAACCAAGAGAAAAAACGTTTAATACCATCATATCCAATATGGGGCAGTGGTATATGATTGACATTTGTTTTGGATATAAAGGAAAGAAAAAGTTACATACAGTCATTTATGACAGCTTGAAGAAACTTCCCTTTCCTGTGAAAAAGATTGGTAAAGATTTTGGTTTGGAAGTTCAAAAGGGAGATATTGATTACCACAGCGAGCGTCCAATAGGGCATGAGATAACTGAGGAAGAATATCAATATATTAAAAATGATATTGAGATTATAGCAGATGCATTGAATATACAGTTTAATCAGGGTTTGTCAAAAATGACGAGTGGAAGTGATTCATTAGCGGGCTTTAAGTCTGTTATTTCACGGCAAATGTTTGAGCGTTTGTTTCCTGTATTGAATTTGAACATAGATAAAAACATAAGAATGGCATACCGTGGCGGTTTTACATGGGTTAATGATCGGTATCAGGGAAAGGTGATTGGTGAAGGTATGGTATTCGATGTCAATTCGCTCTATCCTGCACAAATGTATGTTCGAGAACTCCCGTACTCAATTCCGATCTTCTTTAATGGGAAGTATAAACAGGATGACCAATATCCTCTTTATATTCAGCATATGAAATGTGAGTTTGAATTGAAGGATGGTTATATTCCTACCATTCAGTTGAAAAAGAATTTACTGTTTAAACCAAATGAATATTTAAAAAGCAGTGAAGGGGAATTAATAGATTTATATGTTACCAATATTGATTTAGAACTGATAGAGGAACATTATCATTTATATAATGTTGAATATTGTGAGGGATGGAAGTTTAGAAGTAAAACAGGTTTGTTCCGTAAATTCATTGATAAATGGATGTACGTGAAAACGCATGAGAAGGGTGCTAAAAAATTATTGGCAAAGCTCATGCTTAACTCACTTTACGGTAAATTCGCATCCTCACCGAATATTACAGGGAAAGTACCCTATTTAAAAGAGGATGGTTCGTGTGGGTTTCGGATGGGTGAGGAGGAATTCAAAGACCCTGTGTATACTCCGATGGGAGTGTTTATCACAAGTTGGGCAAGGTGGACAACGATTACCACAGCACAAAAGTGTTTTGATCGGATACTCTACTGTGATACGGATAGCATTCATTTAGTAGGTGCAGAAATTCCCGAAGCGATTGCGGATATTGTTGACCCTGATAAATTGGGGTATTGGAAGCATGAGGGAACATTTACTAGAGCGAAGTTTATAAGACAGAAAACGTATATTGAACAATACGGTGGGCATTATGGGTGGTTGAAGTTTAGGAGGAAATGGAAAGGAAGAGGGATTAAGTTATGGTGCTTGCGTCCTGATGTGAAGTGTGCGGGGATGCCTGAGAAAATTAAGGAGTATGTGAGTTTCAATAATTTTGAGGTTGGATTTACGAGTTATGGTAAGCTGTTGCCGAAACATGTGGATGGTGGGGTTGTATTGGTAGATACGGAGTTTACGATTAAGTAGGGAGTATTTGACGGAAAATGCGACATAGAAAGGATGATATTTAATGACAATTGAAGGTTATTTAAAAATGAGAAACAATGGCGAAACTCTCGAAGAAATTCAAAGAGAAAACCATTTAAGTGAATGTACCGTATACACTTTAGAATTAGGTTATCAATGTTATTTGAAACGCCTATCCCTTGATAAAGCTATTGAAATTATTAAAAGTGTTTAGTCGTACTACGGTAAAAGTGTGAAATAAGTGGGAGGGGAATGAATGGGATTTAAAAATAAGTATTTGGAGTTGAAAAGTAAAGGGTTGACGGATGTTGAAATTGCAAGGGAGTTTAACGTGCATCGGGATACCGTTACCAATTGGAAGAAAGTTTATGAAATTCCTGATATTCGGAAACCTCGGAAGAATTATCAGGGGGTGACGGAAGAGCAATTATTGAAAGGGGAAAGTATTGGATTGAGTAGGAGGTTTATGTTGCGGAGGGTGCGAGAATATGGATGGACGCCTGAGCAGGCGGTAAGTACACCAAAAATAATCGGGAGAGTGAAAAGGGATGTTATCACAAACAAGTAAGGTGATAGTTGGTATTATTGTAGATCAATTGGAGAAAGGGGATATAAAGGGGTTAGAAGAGTATGGTGTGAGTATTGATGAAGCGGATGATATTATTTACAATTGGCAGTTGGAAGCAATGGCGGAAATGGCAGATGGCATGAAGTATCAGCAAAAGGAAATTGCGAAGTTGAAAGCGGAGAATATTAGGTTAAAGACACAGCCACGGTTTAAAATGGAGGAGGAGAATTTGAAGTTAGCGGAAAAGAATGAAAAATACGCGCGTGATTTAATTAAATTTAGAAAAGAAAATGAAAGATTTAAATGGGATGTTGTGAATTTAAAAGAGGAAAATGAAAGGTTGAAAAAGGCTATGAAAGCATGGGAATTTGCTATTATTGATATGACAAATAGATTAAAAGGAGGGAAATAAGATGAAAGACGATAAATTAAGTGAACTTGCTTCAATTGTTAGACAATTAAATAGTGTAGTAGCAGAAATTTATATAGAACTACAATTATTAACAAAAAGAGTGGAGGAACTTGAAAATGGAAAATGAGAAGTGGACGATTGTTTATCCTATCATTTTTGGGGTTTTGATAGTAGCGTTTGGTCTTGTGATTGTAAGGAAATATATAGGATGAAAGTGAAGCAACGGAAAAAAGGTGAAGTATTTAGACCTTATGTAAAGGTGTTAAAGGTGAAGAATGGTGAACCTACAAGTATTTCATTTAATGGTAATATGTATGCATTGGTTCATCCGAATTATATTAATGGGCATAAAGGAGAATGTAGGAAATGAAAGATGATAAACAATTAATCATAAAAGCAAATGAAATGGATTTAAAAAGATTTAGGGAGGAATGGGAAAAAGGTGAATATGGAATTATTACACCGCAACCTATTGAAATGGTTTCATT